TTATCGTTTCCGATAATTGTTACAAAAAAGTATTGACTTGTCAATAGTCTTGTTTATTTTTGCTTGAAATGAAACATCCATTAGAAACTGCTTATGAATCCTGCATGAGTGCATACGAGCAATCACGCACGATTCGTTCTCTTGGACGAAAGACTTTCGCCAGCCAACTTCGTGAAACAAGGAGATTGTTGAAATTGACTGTCCGTGAACTTGGAGACAAGATCGGCGTGACAGGATCGCTGGTTAACCAGATCGAAGTGAACTCCAAGAGTATCTTGAAGAAAGAACAAGTCGAAAAAGTAATCGCCCTATGCTACAAAGAAAAACGCCCTTACAGAAAACAGGATTCAAAAAACGAGGAGGGAAGCTTAGATCAGTCTCCGACTCCCGAAGAGTAAAGAATGCTGAATATGAAAAGGTCAAAGCAGAATACTTTGAAGAAAAAAACTACCAGTGTGAGATATGTAATGGGCAAGGAACAGACCTGCATCACAAAAAAGGAAGAGGCAAGTTCCTGTGTGACAAGTCCTCTTTCATGGTAGCTTGTCGCAAATGTCACTCAAGGCTGCACCATGAAGTGGCATGGGCAAGAGAGAATGGATATATAATTTATGACTACAAATAATACGTTCGAATCTCGCATCATCTGCGAGGGAACTGAAGTAAGTGAAAGCCCAACAAAAATTCTATTCCGTCAAAGGTTCAACCAATGTTGGGTAAAGAAAAGCGATATTCGACTTAAAGAAACCCTTGGATTCCTTGACGGAGAGAAGATGATTCGTATTGTAGTGCCGGAAGAAGTAGCGAATACCTTGGAACTTGAAGGAATTTTAGATTGATCTTTGAAACTTCCCGTCACGCCTCTGGCTTCCCAATGGGTCGCTAATTCCTTCTCTATGAGTCGGTGCGCAACAGACATTCTGAATTGACAGATGAATCCGAAGGACGCTTCGGGATAGGGTTCTAATTTATATGGTCGGCGGATGAGAGAATAACTATGCTGGAAATTTTCGGGGTAGTTTCAATAATACCGAGTTAACCCGGCCACCATTTTGTTCTCTGCCAGAGGCAGGAAACCTACAGAGGCTTGACCACTGAGCCAGCAATGCGAATCAGTGGTATTTACCAATCTCCGTTATCGTCTGATCCGTAGTCATCATCTGGAGTGGTATCAATTGATACTTCATCCCGCGCCCAGAATCGGTTAGTTGGAACTGGTTTATCGTTTCCGATAAAAACGAGTCCATTACGCCGCGCCATTTCGAGGGCATAGATTAGGCTATCACTCAAATCGGGCGAGTATCCCGTTCTGCCTTTAAGCTCATCTTTAGTCTCAATGGCAATCTTCTTGGATTTAATCGTGTATCGGCGCAAACAAAGTTCCCGCGCCAAATCGGAAGCAGGATCAATGCCATAAATTACGCGACTTTTAAAGGCGTGATAGGCTGAATAGTAATACTCAGATACCAACCTATCGTAAACATCTTTACACATACGCTTATCAACCTCTGCCGCGATACGGTCGGTAGGTTTGCCCATAGATGAGATAAGGGCGATAGCGGCTCCAGAAGAATCAAAGCGTAGCCACTCACGAATGATAGCCTGTCCCACCCTTCCACCATCACCAGACACGTCCATACCGAATTTAGATGGTTGAACACCAGCGGCACGACATAACTGAACAACTTCAGTAGCCAGTTGGATTTCAAACTCAGCAGCGGCGTTAGCAGATAATTGGATCACTTTCTGACTCTCCAACCACATGACACGATTGCGAGTCCCGCGCACGAATCCCAACTTGGCGATAGTCAGAACGCATCGGTCGCCGCCCACTGTAAACGCGGTGTCGAATCCAGCAACCTTGGTAAATCCCTCGGAATCCCAAAGTGGTTCTTCGTTGGTATCGGCATTACGGATCAAGTCAGCGGTTAGAATGGTCTGAGCAAATCCCGATTTCGGCCACCAACCAATAGCATTACGCACATAGTCAATAGCATTCTCGTCTCCGTAACACTGCTTGAGCATGATCTCCTGCTTCTTACGATCCATAAGAAACGGAAACGGGGATGGTTCATGGGCAGGCGCGGCGAAGTTAGGACTACGCATACCATTGTAAAACAAACAAACGCCCGTCTCAGTTTCCCATTTGTCCATGTCAGGACTGACTGAATCAAAGTTAGAAGAACCTTTAGGCATAGCCCAACGAGTGTGAGGATTGTCACCAGCAGATGGGTTTCCGATACCGATAAAAGTTACATCGTTGTTTGCTGATAAGTTTACTTTGGCGGTAATCGCGCCTAGTTCCATTTCTGGCAACTCATCCAAAGCAAGACGAACTCGATCATTCTTACGACCACGGGTAGTATCAATAGCCTTTTGCCCCTCGTTACCAGACTGAAATGCTAAGGCTTTGATAGCATTACGATAGTCTTTATCCTCATCGTTAGTCGCTCCACCCCAAACAATCATATGGCGATAGTCGATGAGTTTACCAATCTGAACGCGAGCGCACTTGTAGAGTTTTGAGATAATGCCCCAGATACGATCCTCAGACGCTCCCAACGTAGTAGTAGCCACCCAAGAAGAAGTGCAATGCGGGGCAGAACACCAATCAAGATAAACCCAAAGACCGACTGGAAAACTTTTCCCCATCGAAGCGGCTCCAGCCAAACAAATGTCTTGGTTATTACAAAGTTCCTCAAGAGTTCTCAACAACTGGGTATTGGTATATCCACGATTTACAATTGAAACTTCAGTCGGCCATTGGAGTTTAACAGCATTGATAAAATGCTCATGCGGTGAAAGTAACTTAAAATCTGAAAGGTTTATATTTTGTTTGTTGCAATAGTCTTTACCATATTCTCCTCGGCTTATGGCGTAGCAGTATAACTCAATACCAAGATCATCCATGTTTTCTGGGAATTGAATCCCGTAACGACGAATACCTTTGCTTGAAGAAAAAACTCTTGACATATCAATAAGAAAATATATTTTCGGATGAAAGGCAAGATGAAACTGAAAAACAAAAATCTCGCACCTGTCGGGGGTTGGTTTTGGAAATATGAGATTAAGCGTAATAATCTTACGTTCCCCGCCGTAGTTTACGGAAGCACATGGAGCGGGTTAATGCAGAACATCCAGAAAGATTATCGCTCAAACGGGGTTGAGCTTCCTGCTAACATCGAGCAAATGGTCGAAGACCAAATCTGTCAGCGACAACCAAGCGAGCGTTGCTGGTATAGCGATGGACTCGGTGATCGTATCGCACAAGCCATTCACACAGTAGCGGCGGCTACGGACAAGGTTCTTGGAACTAAACTTGAGCATAAAGCTCGCGGATGTAGTTCATGCAATAAACGAAGAAACGTCTTGAACTCATTATCGTAACCGATAAATATAAAATCCTATGATAAATGTTGGACAAGACTCATTTTCCCTTGCTACCTTAGACCAAGACGGCAAACCACCAGAAACACGAATCTCCAATGCCTCGCATGCTTGGAACATCGCAAATCATCTTCGCCTTGCTAACATCGGGCGCGAGAATAAACGCTTGCGTATCTATAAGGCCTATAAAATGTTCCCGCCTACAGGTTACAGCAAGCTCGCCGAGAAACGTCTCCCTTGGCAGTCTGACGTAAACTACGGCCAACTGGGGTTCATCGTTGATAACCAGAAGTCCAGTTACTACGATGTGATTACTGAGCGTCAGGCTTGTTGCACGATCAAGACAAAGTATGGAAACGAAAAAGAACGACTCGTTAATTCCGAAAACATTTCCACAGCATTCGACCAAGCAATCCGCGAATGGCCAGGATACCTTTACAACACAGAGCAAGACCTTGAGGAAATGTTGCTGTATGGAAAAGGAATCGGAATGTGGGATTCACCACTCGGATGGATGCCAGAACATGTCTTCCTCTCCGACCTTCTCTTTCCAGACGACATTAGGATCGACTTTTGCAACCTTGAGGAGTTTGTTCGCCGTGTCCGCCTGACTCCATACGAACTCTACAAGAAAATCGAGAATCGCGCTGCGGCTGAAGCAATGGGATGGAATGTGGACGCAGCAATTGATGCGATCCGATTCCACCGCGCATTCAGTAACCACCGCAAAACTCGCGAAGACTTCTTCCGCACGATCAGCGAGTCAGGGTTTAACTGGTCATTGTCAGTAAACCAGAAGATTGACCTCTACGAAGTTTACTGGAGGGAGTTTGACGGCACAATTTCAAAAGCGATCATCCTTCAAGACTACCAACCCATCTCGGACTATATCAACTCCAACATTAAGGGAGCAGGTAAAATCAGCGATGATGACATCAGAAGCCAGCATGGGTTTATGATGTTGAAGGTAGGACTCTACAATTCATGGGATGAGATTCTGTATATGCTTACTGATTCGGTAGGCAGCGGACTCTTCCAAGACATCAAGAGCCAAGCAGAGTCGGCATTCGTAGCTTGTCGCCAATATGACTTCACCATGAACTCATTGGTAGATGCCGTGCGCCTCAACTCCATGCTGATGATCGAAGGTCAGGGACCAGACGCAACTAAGATGTTGAAGCAAATGGAATGGTTGCCAATCAGCGTGATGCCAGATGGGGCAAAGTTCATTCAGAACCGTTTCCAACTCCCAGTAGCAGAGAGCATGAGCTTCATGCAATTCTTCATGGGTGATATGTATAGGGGAATGGGGCAGTATAGGATCAACGCTCCCACGAATAGTGGTGGTCAGAGAACCAAAGGGGAAGCGGAACTAGACGCTGCGGAGTCGGCCAAACTTTCTGGAACGCAGATTCGCCGATTTAACGAATGCCAAACGCTCTACTTCAAGCAGCTCTACAAACGCTTTGTAAATTCAAAATCCAGTGATGATGGGTATGAATTTGTTAAGAAGTTCTACGAAGTATTGGAAGAACTCGGAACTCCAAAAGAAGCTGCTGCTTGGAAGAACATTACAAGTATCCGCTCTAACCTCATCAACGGCGCGGGTAGTCCATCGTTTAAACTTATCACAGCAGAGAAGCTATTGAACATCACAGCAATCACTCCAGCAAACGAAGGGCAAGAAAATGCTGTAAAAGACGCGATTGCTGCACTTTCTGGCAGAGACAACGTAGCACGTTACCGGAATACCAAACCAAGCAAGATCGACGATACGGCGCGTATTATCGGATTTGAAAATGCTGGCATGACAGATGCTTTCGTCAACCCAGCTAACTTCCCAGTGCTTTCAACCGATCCGCATATTGAACACGCTCAAGGTCACTTCCAAGACTTGGGAATGCAATTGCAGATGAATATGCAGGCTATCCAGCAAGGGCAACCAAACATTGACGACCTATCGTTAGCAATGCGCTCGATCAAATTCAAGGGCGGTCATATCATGGCGCACGTTGAGTATATCAGCAGGGATGAATCTAAAAAAGATTTCTTGAAACAATTCATGCAAGGCATGAACGAGGCCCAGAAGATAGCTGACGAACTCCAGCAAGTTTACGTGCAGATGGCAGAAGCCGAAGCGCAGAAGCAAGGTCAACCAAACTCTGAGGAAGACATCAAACTTCAATTCCTCGCTGCATCTAAAGGTATCGAAATTGACACTAAAAAGAAACTCGCCGACATCGCAATTGGCAAGGCTTCTATCAGTCACGCTCAAC